GTGAAGAGCAAGCTCCTGATAAAGGGGCCGGAACTTCGCCAGCTTGTAGAGAAGTCAGTTGACCCTTCGAATTACCTCGATGCCACATCCGTGGTAGAGAGATTTGCTCGGGATCGTCTCGCGACGGCCCTTATGAGCAAATTTCGAGGTGATGTCGGGATTGATACCCGACAGAAGGCTCTCGAAAGATGGAGAGAGGCTGAGCAGGAGAACCTGTCGACAAATCGAAGATTCAGGCGCTACGCTTCTGAACTCGGGGGGTTTCAAGACCCCTCTTGGTTTCAGGGCTTGGATGAGATATTGTATCTCGCCAAGAGAAATGTGGCACGGTGTCTGGGTTCTTTTCGTTGGCGACACGCGTTTGACAAGATGGCATTCGGACCTGGGGCAACCCAGGAGACATCCGGATCTGTCAGCCTGTTCAAGAAGTTTTCAGCAACTGCTGTAGCTTCACCTTCCTGCGTCACAATCGCATCCCATGTCGTGGGGTTTACCCCTCACTGGCTTGAGGCCCTCACCGGTTTAAAACCCGACGGGCCTTGCTGCTATCTTGGCATAGTAGCAAAAGATGATGCGAACGTAGCCTTCGTCCCAAAGTCTGCTAAGACTGACAGGGCGATAGGTATTGAACACGGATTAAACATCTATATCCAAAAAGGTATAGGTGCCGTGATTCGAAAACGTCTACGTGACGTTGGTATTGACCTGGATGACCAATCTGCCAATCAGGAACTGGCCCGGACAGCATATCGAGACGGCCTTGCAACCATCGATCTTTCGATGGCTAGTGATACCGTTGCGACTATGTTTGTCCGATTCATGCTTCCTGATGATTGGTACTCAGTTCTGAACTCCGTAAGGAGTCATGTGAGCCGGTTTGATAAGGAAGAGATTCCTAACCAAAAATTCTCCAGTATGGGGAACGGGTTCACATTCGAACTAGAAAGTTTGCTCTTTTGGGCGTTATCTGACGCCTGCCGCCAGTTATACGGCGATACGAACGACCCCATCGGGGTCTATGGAGACGATCTAATCGTCCCCAGCGTATGGTCGCAGAAGCTGATCGACACTCTCTCATTTTGCGGCTTTAGGGTGAATGAGGATAAATCCTTTTCATCCGGTCCGTTCTATGAAAGTTGCGGGAGAGACTTCTTTCTCGGTCACGACGTGCGGCCTTTCTTCTTTAAGGAAGGCCTCGAAGGACCAGAAGACTACTTCTGGTTCTACAACCAAGTATTTGACTTTAGCTATCGTCGTAACCTTAGGGCTTACGGCGGTCGCTACGGTCGCTTGCTTGGGAGTGTTTTCCGATCCGTTCGGCCCATTTACCGATTCCGGGTCCCAAGAGATTGGGGCTCGGACACGGGCTTCTTCACAACAGGGCCGGAAGCTGCGCCTCCATTTTTCACTAGAAATGGATGGTGCGTCTACCGGTTCAAGTTCTGGGGGAGCCGTGCTACTACAGTCGAAAACGACTCAGTAGGGGGGATGGC